CGTGTAGAGCTATATACAATCCCTAACATAGTAATGTCATCCTCTGGTGTTGAATAGGGAAGAGCAATCATATAATGATGAACTACTTTGAATCCATTTGTTTTTAAAAGATGAGTTGCATCAACAGCTTGTTCATAAGTGTGTCCCCGGTTACTTTTCATTAAAATATCATCATTTGTATGCTGAACTCCGATTTGAACTCGTGTTACTCCAAGAGCGCGGAAGAGTTTAAGTTGTTCGGCATCTATTGTATCTGGTCGTGTTTCAATAGTCATTCCTATAATTCGAATTTTAGCAATCTGGTTAAGTGCCATTTCGTCATTCAAGCTTTGTTTTGGTCGTTTCTCATCATCTAAAAAGACATTGGCTGCATAATAAGTATCTCGATGGAAGTCAATAATATAGTCTTTTGGAATTTCACTAAATGTACCTCCTTCATAGTTCAGTTCGAGCTTATCAAGTTCATGGCCGTTTTCACGCAATCTTCGCAAATTAGAATTCATTTGGGCGATAGCCTCAAAGTCATTCTGAATACCACGCGCCGATGCTGGTGCCTCGGGCCCATAACTTTTGGGATATTCTGGGTGTGTTTGACAATATTTACACTTAAAACGACAGGTGAAATCATTACCATTAGGATAAGGAGAATACATCAGTGTAATTGGATTCACACCTGATGTATTCCGAACAGGTTTCTTTTGGATACATTTCCAAAACATAGGAGAATTTGGAAGTTCAAGATCTTTTACCATAGATCCATACACTTTTACTAGAATTGACTTTTTTGGTTGAAATCCAAATTCTCGTGAAGTTTTCTGCAATCGCTTTATAAATAATTGTTTAAGATTATGATTACCACAGTTTTCAATAACAAACTCATAGAGTTTTTTTACTAATGGACGATATTTATCTAGATTAATATCATCATTATTGTTTTTATTGAGATCTTCAATATCAACAGACATAACTTATTTAAAAAAGTTAGGTAGCTATTTTATTACATCAATTTTCCATAGAATTCTTCTATAAGTTTATTCTCAGATTCATTAGGTCGTCTATGATAATTAAATACAAGGAGATAATTATTGGAGCGAACATTTTTTAGAAATTCTATAAAATCATTATTACGTTTTTCAATAAATTCAGGACAAATTGCAAGATATCCTGCTGTCTGTGCGTTTTTTAGTGTTATTTCATTAGCCATCAACCATCTAGTACCATCAGCATAAGTAGGATATTCGTCTTCGGAATCTGAATCAGGAAATAGTTCTGACATATTCTAGTAGTTTTACTATAATAGCAAAATTTTTTTATTTTTCAATTATTATCGAATCTAATATATATATATGAAAATGCATGGCGGAAAAGTAATAGGTTCAGGAACCTATGGTTGTGTATTTAAACCACCACTTATCTGTGAAGATGAAACAGAACGTCCCAAAAATTATATATCAAAGGTTATGAATAGACGGAATGCCGAAGAAGAAGATAGAGAGATAAAAAGAATTTTAGATTTAGTTAAACATATTCCTAATCATGAGGATTATTATATGGTAAGTGGTGTAAAATTATGTAAGCCAAAACAACCTGAAAGTAAGGATTTAGGAGATTACAAAAAAAAATGCTATGCCTTATTAAGAAAAAATATATATATTCATAAATTTCGAGGTGAAATAGATAAAGGAAATATTTTAATGTTACAGATTCCTGATGGAGGCGCTAGTATTGATGATTTATTTAGAGAAAAACTAGAAATGGATGAATTTAGTTACATAAATAAGTCTATGATTAATTTATTGAAATATGGTATTGTACCATTAAATGAATCAAATATTCTTCATATGGATGTCAAAGGGGGTAATATAGTTTATTCGCAAACAAATAAAAAGGCTAAACTTATTGACTGGGGATTAGCAGTTAATTATACAAATCCAAATGAAATACCAGGTGATGAAATGGAACAATATTCTATTATGGTGAATCAACCATTTACTCGTTTGCTTTTCTATCGTGATTTTGTTTATGAATTAAATGCATTCAGCAATGAACGTAAAATTCAGGATATTTCAGACAAGAGCTACAAAACACTCATGCCTATTTACATAAAATATTTGAGAGATAATTATTTTAAAGATAACAAAGATGAAAGAGACATAATATTTTCTATTAAATTTGATGGTGTAGGTCATCTTGATTACATTTTAAGCATATTTTCTGAAATAAGTAAACTCATTGGAAAAACCGTAAATGGATTAGATATTATAGCCCAGCAAATTGCTAGTGCTTATTTGACTTTTTCACTTAAAGATGGCAAACTTCATAACTTTGATGAAAATGCCTTTTTTAGTAATGTATTCCGACATAATTGTGATGTTTTTGGATTTTTATATTGCTACTACGATATTTTAACTAATACATCATTTCATAAATCAATGCGAACTAAATTGGCATTAGCATTAATGCAATTTATTTATTCTACAAAGTATTCTCATCAAAAATATAATATTGATAAAATAACAACAGTTTTGAAAGAGTTTAATACAGGGAAAAAGGTAAGAATAATGTCGCCTCGTAAATCCTCACCAAAAACACAAAAAACAGTTAAACGGAAATTTACACCATTCAAAATAACGCTTGAAGAAGCCGAATCAGATAAAGCACTTCAAGAATTACTTACACTTGGTAAAGTTCGCAGACGTTGTCCTAATGGAACACGACGAGATAAAAAAACTGGCGAATGTAAAAAAATTAGAGTATTAGAATCATCACCATCACCAAAACCTGATGTATTCTCTTTGTCGCCAACGCGAAAACGATGTCCCAGAGGATATAGAATGAATAAAAAAACGCGTAAGTGTCATCGCAAACGTGTATAAATTATAGCTATTATAATGAGATTTAAATTTCTCTCTATATAATAAAATGAAAGGTGGCAATGTCATTGGAGAAGGAGCATACGGCTGTGTTTTTGACCCAGCATTATTATGTGAAGGAGAAAAAGAACGACCAAAGGGTTTTATTACAAAGATGCTTGATATAGATAATTTTAATCAAGAATGGAAGTCTATCCAGGACGCAGATGAAGTGATTAAGCTCATTCCAAATAACCAAAATTATTTTATAGTTAATCAAGTGAAGCCTTGTGTAAATCCAACATATGATGATTCTATTGATTTATCCAATTTTAGTGATAAAACATGTAATGCTCTTACAAAACAGAGATTTCCAAGTAAGCCTGGTGAAGTTGTCTCAGTTGAAACTCAAATAAATCGCCTGAAAGCAGCTACAAAATCAAATATATTTCAAGGATTATCTATGCCAAACGGTGGTCCTGATGTAAATAAATATACAAAACCGCAAAAGTTTAGCCCAGAAGATTTCATTGATTTAAATAATGCATTAATTGACCTTATTGTAAATGGTGTAATTCCAATGAATAATGGAGGTTTACTTCATTTGGATACAAAAGCTGCAAATATTGTTTATGATGGTCGTTTTGCACGACTTATTGATTGGGGATTAGCTGCCAAAGTTAACCCAAGAACAATTTCTGGAATTGACAAAGATATTAGTCCTACCATTATGGTTAACCGACCTTTTACCAATATTTTATTTATTCGAAAAGGAAGAAATCTTGTTCTAGTTGATTATATTAATCATAATATATTGCCATCATTATCCGGAGCAACAAAAGATGAAATGGCTATTGATTTTAAAAAAAAATTAAGAAGCACAATTTTACAAAGTGTTGATGTCATGCGAAGAAATTTAAACTCAAAAATAAACGGGCATCTTTCTTATATAGCCGATGTTGCTTATCGAGGAAATGTTGATGAGGTATTGGATGTTATTGCTATCCAGATTGCTTATACTGTTTTAGAGCAATGTTTAAATGACGAGTTGAGAATTGTAGATTATTTTAATCTAGTGAAATATGTAGAAGACGTATATCGTCATAATGTTGATATTTATGGAGTAATTACCTGTTATTTAACATTATTAACAAATTCTCATAAGGACATTGTACGCACAACTAAAATTGCTGGTGTTTTAGATACAAATGTAATCACGAAATATTTATATTCTGATAAATCAGCTTCTAAGGCATACAATATAAATGAATTAATTGCAGATTTGCGTGGATTAAATAGTAATAGTGTTTTGTTTCCTAATTCCACAAAAGATTTGCCTCCTGAGATAGCTGTGCCACCAGCTCCCCAGAATACCCCAGCAAGTGGTGGTAAAAGAAAAAAAAGCAAAAAGAGTTACAATAAAAGTAATAAGAGGAATAAAACGCGTAAACGCAAATCAAAGAAATAATTATATTAACGATAATAACTAATTTAATTATTTAATAATCATAAAAAGGACTATCTGTTATTGTCATACCACAATAACCTGTTGGATTTTTTTTATAATCGACCGGGTCATAAAGTCCCATTTCAACAGCTTGTTCTAATATATATTTGAAGTTTTTCCAATATTCTGGTGTATGTCCTACACTTACTGTTGCTATATGTGACAATTCATGTAATGCTACAAACATCAATGTATTTGGGTCAATAAGTTTATTAGTATTTCCATCTTTATTTTTTGTTAAACAAAATGCCATCTTTTCGCCTTTATTTTCACTATATGCGGTATGACTACTAGTTGGTAATGTCTCGCGTATTTTTTTGGGATTGAAACCTTCCATCAAGCGCTTAGAAATAGGATCATCCGGTTTTTTTTGTGCCAACATACTGACAAATTTAGAGCATTTTGTTGTTGTTGTGGCCAATAAATCTGCTGCCTCATCTAATTTCGTGCGGTCTCTCACACAATATTCATTACCATCGACATCGGAAATAATACAGCGTAACTGAAACATTTCTGAGTCATGGTACATCTTAAATGAGAGAAGCAACACAAAAATTATTAATATAATAGTAAAATAGTTGAATTTCATTATTATATTAAAGTCAGACAAGAATAATTACAAAATTAAGTCAGATAGTTGGTTAAATTTATTGATTAGTAATTATTTACTGTGGACCACAACCAATTTCAAGTGGAACACGCATTAAATCAGGAGCGATTGTTGTGTTGTTCCATGGTCCAACATTGAGCTGTGGGTTTGGTGGTTCAGAGCGGACTTGAAGATTGGCATTACGGAGTGTGTTTCCAATGGTGTCAATACCAATGTGGTATCCAGATTTAAGGAGGTTAACATTGTCTAAACTTCCATTTCCAGATGGGTTAAGGCGAGCCCATTCACTGTTCTCATCCTTTGGAAGAAGTGAGGCAGGATCTTGCATAGCCTGCTTGGCACAGTTTTTCATATCAGCACTACGTCCTTTGATACCCTGAACAGTGGCTGGTGCACCATTCTCTCCTAATGGAGCTGCTGGGTGGACACCGGAATCCATCTGGACAGCTTTATGAACTTCCTCAGCCTCTTTTTCTTTGTTCTGTGTTGACATCATATCTTTGACAGATGATTTTTTAGAAGAATATAAGTAGAGAGCAACGGCGGCGACGGCTAATCCTAAAAAGAGAAGGTGATGCGCCTTAACTGATTTTTTAAGTGATTTTAATAAATTCATCCTTATATAATTTGTGTTGATAAAAAATTTTTAAGAATTATGCTAAAACTCCCACTTCATGTTCATCCTCAATTAAATCATCGGATTCAATTTCACTTTCTGATTCAGAATCCAACACATCTAAATTATATTGTTCCTTAATTTGTCTAGCCTGTAAATATGCTTCAAGAGCTTCGCGTTTTGCTTCTTTTGCTTTTTGTCTTGCTTGTTTCCACATTTCATAGAAAACTTCATTTGGGTTTTTTAATTTTAATGCTTCCTCAGAATTAACATTGATATTATCTATATCTATTTCGTTTAAGCCAGTTTCCTCAACTACTTCAAGTTTTATTTCATTATGTTGCTCATTTGTTTGCTCAATTGGTTGCTCAATTGGTTGCTCATTTGGTTCCTCATTTGGTTCCTCATTAGGTTCTTCAACAGATTGTTCAACAACTTGTTCATTGGGTTCTTCAACATTTTGTTCATTGGGTTCTTCAACATTTTGTTCATTGGGTTCTTCATTTGGTACTTCAACATTTTGTTCATTGGGTTCTTCATTAGGTTCTTCAACATTTTGTTCATTAGGTTCTTCAACAACTTGCTCAACAGATTCTTCTGTGGGCTCCTCTTCATTATGTCCATTTGGAAATTTAA